ACCGCGTGTATGCGGCGCTAAACATCCGCGACATTGACGGCATCTTGCGTCCGCAAAACACACAAATGCCCAAGGACCCCGCGACAGAGAACGCCGACGTGCTTGACGGTATGGACCTCAAAGCGTTTGCTGGTCAACAGCATGATGCGCACATGTCTGCTCACCTGATGGCGGGCTTAAGTCCCTTGATTGGCAACAACCCACTAGCTGCCACGACATTGCAAAAGCACATCTTGGAGCACGTACGCTTGAAGGCGGAAGAGGACACCGAGGTCCAGCTTTTCCAACAGTACGGCATGGACCCCAAAGGACGCGTCTCAGACATTCAGCGCGAGGGCATGATTGCACTACTGATTGCCCAGTACCTCCAAGAAGTGCGCACGATGCAGGATCAACTTGCAGGTGGCGCGGGCGGCGAGGCGGATCCAGTTGTTGCTTTGAAACAACAAGAGCTGGAGTTACGTGCTCAAGAACAACAGCAAGACGCTCAGGTCGACCAGTCCAAGTTGCAGTTAGATGCACAGAAGTTGCAACAAGACCAACAGAACGCACAGGCTCGGATCCAGTCACAAGAGGACATCGCACAGCTACGCGCTCAGGTTGGCCGTGAGCGGGTTGAAGTCTTGCAACAGAACATGCAGAATAGTCAAAAAGGTCAAAACGATGCGTAAAGCTCTCAAGCCGGTCAAGTACACAACTGACAGCATTAAGGAAAAGATTAAATCGTCACGCGAGAAGAACCCCAAGTCCTCGGGCTCGTCAGGTGCTGCTCGCATTGTCAAGAAACGTGACGGCAACTACCCCGTTAAAATTTACTAAGGAACCGCTATGGCAACCACCAAGATGGTCAAGAAAGAATCCGCAACCAAGCCCATGACAGAAGCGCAGCTAGCCGCGCAACGTACACGTGAGCGTGAGCTCAAAAAGGAAATGGCGGCGGACAAGGAAATGACCCCTTCGATGCTAAAGCGTATCAAGGATATGCTTACGCCCAGTACGCGTACCCCAGTAGACGGCACCGCGTCAGAGCGAGCTTTGCGTAACTTGTCAAAAGAGTCTCCGTCCAAAGAGGAGTTGCTTCAAGCCATCGCTGAGGAAAAGAAAATAACTAAGGCCGAGCAAGAAGCAAAGCGCCTAGACAAACCAGGCTTTAGAAACGGTGGAATGGTCACGGCCCGCGGTCAAGGTCGCGTGAAGACAAAGAGACCAACTAGGTTGTACTAAAGTTTTACGCCTTCAGACGGGGCTAATCCGTCTGCTTTTACATGGGGACTATCCATGCTTGAATTTGCAGAGGCAGTGCTAAAGGAAATTCGTCGCTTACAGGACGATTCCGAAGCCATCGTACTAAACGGCACTATCGCCAATATGGAGCGGTACAGGTTTATGATGGGGCGTCTCGAAGGCTTAAAGATGATGGAAGACGTGGTCAAACAGATGATCAAGCAGTCTGAACGGAATTTTTAACCAGAGAGGAGAGTTCCAAATGGAACCAGCAGTTGACGTACCCATGACAGAGTTAGAGCGAAAGTGGCAGAAAGAAAAAGCTGAGGCACAGCCTTCGCTTATGGATGCCTACGACGAGAGTGGTAACTTTGAACCCGAGGAGCTCGATCAAGAAGTCATTGACCGTATCCCTACCCCAACGGGTTGGAGAATCGCTATTCTCCCGTTTCGCGGCTCACAGAAAAGCAAGGGCGGTATTATCCTTGCAGAAGAAACCCAGAAAAGGACTCAGTTGGCCACCACGTGTGGTTACGTCCTAAAAGTGGGTCCTCTTGCCTATGCCGATCAAGATAAGTTTCCTCACGGCCCTTGGTGTAAAGAGGGTGATTGGATTGTCTTTGGTCGTTACGCAGGAGCCCGTATTTCCATTGATGGCGGTGAAATCCGTTTGTTAAACGATGACGAAATCTTAGGGATTGTTCGCGATCCTGAAGACGTCTTGCATATTGCTTAAGGGGTAAAACATGTCTAACGAAGAACTTGAATACGATGTTGGGGCTGACGAAAAAGAAACGTTGGTGGAAGTTAGTGAGGAAAGCGTAGAGCAGGAAGAGGGAAGCGCTGCGTCTGCCGAGCCACAAGAAGCCGAACTTGAGGAATATAGTAACAAGGTCCAAAAGCGCATTGACAAGCTAACCGCTCGTCTACGTGAGACGCAACGCCGAGAAGAGGCTGCAATTGCGTACGCTCGCAATGTGCAACAAAAGGCCTCGCAACTTGAAGACCGTTTCAAGCGCACGGACCAAGAACGTGTTGTCGCCACCCAAGGTCGCTTACAGACGGAGGTGGCCACTTTAAAGCAGATTATCCGTAAAGCACGTGAAGAAGGCGACATTGACACCGAGACAGAGGCACAAGAGCGCCTGACCGCTGCCTACTACGACCAACGCCGTATGTCGGATGCGGAAAACTACCGCCAAAGCCAAGCCGCACAGGCCCAGGCCCAAGCGCAACAACAGGCGGCACAACAAGCTGCACAACAACATGCTGCGTCCAACCGCCGTGTCGAACCCGACCCAAAAGCAGAAGACTGGGCAGATCGAAACGAATGGTTTGGCAAAGACGTGTCCATGACACAGGCAGCACAAGGAATTCATCTACAATTAGTTCGTACTGAAAAATTTGACCCCACGTCAGATGAGTATTATGATGAGTTAGATCGTAGGATGCGCACGTCCTTTCCACATAAGTTTGCTGGAAGTGCGCCAACCTCAAACAGTGCCAACCGGCCCGTGCAAACGGTTGCGCCTGCCTTCAGGTCATCTGGAGTAAATAGAGCACGCCGCAGCGTCAAGCTCTCACCGAGCCAAGTTGCCATTGCAAAAAGATTGGGTGTTCCGCTAGAGGAATACGCCAAATACGTTAAGGAGTAGTACCATGAGCGACACAAACGTGCCTAAATTAAATCGCAGTACCCGTGAGGAAGCATCTCGCGAGACCACTGCGCGCCGTAAACCATGGACTCCTCCCTCACGGTTGGATGCGCCGCCAGCGCCTCCTGGGTTTAAACATCGTTGGATCCGTGCGGAAGCCGGAGGTCAGGACGATCGAATCAACGTTGCATCCAAACTACGTGAAGGCTACGAGTTGGTGCGCGGGGAAGATCACCCTAGCTTTCAATCTCCAAGCGTGGAAGACGGCCGACATGCTGGTGTACTCAGCGTGGGAGGTTTGTTGCTAGCGAAGATACCCGAGGAGACAGCTAACGAGCGAAACGCGTATTACGCATCTCGCACCCATGACCAACTTCAGTCCGTGGACAATGAAATGCTGAAGTCGAATGCTCATTCGACCATGCGGATCAATAATCCACAAAGACAATCACAAGTATCTTTTCGAGACACAGGGTCCGAAAAGTAATCTTTTTAAGGAATGACAAATGGCTAACATCGATAAAGCCTTTGGTCTGCGTCCTCTTGGTAACCTTTCCGCCACCGGCGGTCAAAAGCAGTTCGGTTACGAAATTGAAGACAACCAGGCCGGAGCAATTTTCCAAGGTGACCTCGTTACCGTTTATGACGGCTACTTGGTGCAGTTTGCCCCTGCTACTCATACGGCAGCGGTCGGCGTGTTCAATGGTTGTCGGTATGCTGACCCCACCACAGGCAAGCCAATCTTTAGCAACTACTACCCCGGTTCGGTCAACATCACCCAAGGCAAGATCATTGCCGACGTGGTTGACGATCCTAACCAGTTGTTCACCATCCAAGCGGATGAGGACGTTGTTCAAGCCGATGTTGGCAAGAACGCAGACGTTATTGTCGCTGCTGGAAACACCGTCACGGGCGTCTCGGGCATGGAGCTTGACTCCTCAACCGTCGCCAAGACCGCTGCATTGAACCTCAAAATCGTTGGCTTTTTAAGCACCCCTGCTAACGAAGTTGGTGCCAACAATGTCGTGGTAGTGGTTAAGATTAACGAACACTTGTACGGTAGTGCCGGTGTCGCTGGACAAGGAGCCTAATCATGGCTATTTCACGTTCCCAGTTAGTAAAAGAACTCGAGCCAGGTCTTAACGCTTTGTTTGGACTGGAGTACAAGGGCTACGAGAACGAGCACGCAGAAATCTATGACCAAGAGAGTTCTGACCGTGCATTTGAAGAAGAAGTGATGCTCTCAGGTTTTGGTGAGGCCGCTGTTAAGACCGAAGGCGCTGGCGTTACATACGACCAAGCACAAGAAGTCTACACCTCGCGTTACACCCACGAGACCATCTCTTTGGCGTTCTCGCTGACCGAAGAGGCCATTGAGGACAACCTCTATGACCGCTTGGCTTCGCGTTACACCAAGGCTCTGGCTCGTTCCATGGCCACAACCAAGCAGATCAAAGCCGCTTCTGTTTTAAACGGCGCGTTCACAACCTCACTAGGTGGTGACGGAAAGCCTCTGTGTGCAGATGACCACCCAACCTTGGGCGGCCCTAACCTGCGCAACGAGCTAGCTGTTGCTGCTGACCTGAGCGAGACCTCGCTTGAGCAGGCCTTGATTGACATTGCTGCGTTCACCGATGAGCGTGGCTTGAAGATCTCGGTTCAAGGCTTGAAGTTGGTTATCCCTAAAGAGCTTCAGTTCACCGCTGATCGCATCTTGAAGTCCACGCTGCGTACTGGTACAGCAGATAACGACATCAACGCTGTCCGCAACATGGGCATGGTTCCTCAGGGTTACACAGTGAACCACTACTTGACCGATCCAGACGCGTTCTTCATCAAGACTGACGCGCCTAACGGCATGAAGATGTTCCAACGTATCGCCATCAAGACTGCTTTTGAGGGTGATTTTGAGACAGGCAACGTGCGCTACAAGGCACGCGAGCGCTATGTGTTTGGATTTTCTGATGTAAGAGGCATTTTTGGTTCGCCTGGGGCTTAATTCCTTAGAATCAAGCACTTAGCAAGTCCAGCCCCCGCCAAAAGCGGGGGTTTTTCTTTTGTTGTATACAAATATTTTGTAGTGTGCTATTATATGTTTCACACTACTTATAGGATTCATACAATGAAACAAGCCGTGATCTATAAAATCATCAACACCACCAATAATAAATTTTATGTTGGGAGCACGAACAATCAGTATGAAAGATTTAGAACCCACCGTAATAAACTACGTGGGAACAAACACCACTGCGCTCATTTACAGGCCGCATGGAATAAATATGGGGAAGCTGCTTTTAGTTTTGATACTGTTGAATACGTGTCAGATGAGGCTTCACTACAGGCTGCTGAGGACAAGTGGCTTTCAGAGTGGGTAGGGCAATCGGATTGTTATAACCACGGCATGCGGTCTGGAGCGCCTTGGCGAGGAGCGCCCAAAGAGTCTCACCCTATGTACGGTAAGACGCATTCAGGCGAAACCAGAAAACTCTTACGGGAGTCACGTCTTTCGCAACCAGATCCCCGATTAGGGAAAAAACATTCTCCGGAAACAATTCAAAAAATGCGGGAGCAAAAGCTCGCCAACCCGACTCAGGCATGGCTGGGCAAGACTAGGGATGAAGAGACACGCAAAAAGATTGGAGACGCTCAGCGGGGCGTGGCCAAAGCTCCGCGTACCTTTACCCCTGATGGGCTGAAGCGCGCCCAAGAGAACATGAAACGGAATGCCAAACAGCAGTTGCCGGCTGATTTTTCGGTCGTTAAGGCCGCGTTCCCGCAGGTGGTGTTGGACAAGTATGACTTTAGTAGTGCTGTGTACACAGGGGCCGCAAACCGCATCCAAGGCTGTGTTTGCCCAAAACACGGGTTGTTTACCCAGTATGTCTACCAGTTCAAGAAGGGCCGTGGGTGTCCTACCTGCGGAGGAGAACAAAGAGCTGAATCCAAGCGTAAACAGATGAAAGAAGCTTGGGAGAACCCTGAGGAGCGGGAAAAGATGATGGCGGTGCGTACTCGTAAAAAGGATTGCACGCGCTAGCTCCTAGCAGTACAGTAAGGGTAACCACGGAGGCTATTATGATTTGGATTCCCGTTATTTTTATGTGTATGGCTGGGCAGTGCGGTTTTATGCAGGGTAACTCTACGTATACTGAGCAGGGCTGCTTAGAGCAGGTGAAGAAGGCTTATGCTGTGTTAGGTAACAACCCTCAAATAGATGTATATGAGGGCACATGCCTGCCAGTTAGTCCTGTTTAAGCTGCTTTTTCTTGCGCTTACGTCTTTTAGCTAGCCGATCTTCGTGGTGATGGATTCGGTGGCAGTTTGCGCACAGCACAACGCATTTTTTTATTTCTTCCATGATTCGGTCATATGCCTGGTTCGCCAAGAGCCGATGCACCCTTATGTTGTCGGGGCCCAGTATGACGTGGTGGAAATCTAGCGCGGCGGGGTGACTATACCCGCAATTGATACACTTCAGAGTTGATTTGAACGCGGTCCATTTCTTGCGTTGCTCTATTTTTGAACGACTGGTTTTAGCAATAATCGCTTCTCTATTCTTTTCGTAGTAGCGCCGAGAGTACTCTTTATGCTTCTGTTTTCTTACTTCTGGGTCTGCATACGGCATTGTTGCGACCTTCCAAAACGTTCAAGCGCCAGTATAAGCTATTTTTATATCCCCAAGCCACTGTAGGCTCGTATAGCTTGAATCCCATAGATATTAGGCTGTTGGAGCTTGCAGGGTTTTGCGTGGTGTCGGTGACGAGCCATTCCCAATTCAATGTCCTCGCTTTTTTAATTCTTGCTTGGATAAATCTTTTCTGCAAACCGTGTCCCTGGTAGTCGGGCAGCACGCCTGCACGGCACATGTAGCCGGCGTTTATCCACTGTGCTGAGCGACAAAGCGCGGCGAATCCCACGGGCTTGTCTTCACAATAGGCTATCCACCAGTGTCCGCTGTCGACTGCCATGGGCTTGTCTGCGGGCAGGCACTTTGATTGTAGATACATGATCACGGTCCGTACCTCGGGCACGCGGATGTCTACTTGTTTTACTGTGAATTTCATTCGCGCCACCTTGATTAACAGATACCTTGTTGTACTCTATTTTAGTTGCTTCGTGCTCAAAAACAGAGTATAAATACACTAACACTGGGGAATCCCAGTCCTATAGACCGCCCCAGCGGACGATGCAGAGACTATAGGACGAAGTACTGCATTTACAAAGGAATTATTATGGCTTCAACTACATTTTCTGGGCCAGTTACCTCAACCGCCGGGTTTGTCGGCGCAACCACAGGCGATGTGGTTGGTAACGTTACAGGCAACCTAACGGGCAATGTCACAGGTAACGTGACGGGCTACATCATTCTCCCAGTGGCTGACCCTGAAGTGGTTGGTGCCTTGTGGAACAACGCTGGCACAATTACCATTTCCGCTGGCTAATTAGCTCCCCCGCTCCGGCGGGATTTTAACTATTTTAGGAGCTAATGATGAGCGCAAGTAATATTCTCGCAGTCACAAAGACCGCTGATGGTGCCGCTATTTCTGGCCGCACCCGAGTCAGGGGCCTTTATTTCACATGCACGGGCACTGGCTCTTCGTTTTCGTTGAAGAACGGCGCGACTGGTGCAGCCGCCGCTTTAGTTACAATTACCACCCCCGCAGCCGCGGGCGGTTATGATCTCCATATCCCCGAAGATGGCTTCTTGTTTGACGCCGGTGTTTTCGTGGACGTGGCAGATGCTCAAGTCACTAGTGTTACTTTGATGTTTGAGGGCGGCGCCGCCGCATAATCATGGCCACTAAAAAGGACATGGGCATCAAAACCTCTGTTAAGTCAGGCAACTTTCGCCCGACTAAAAAAGGGGCGGGCATGACGGAAAAGGGTGTAAAAGCCTACCGTAAGGCCAACCCCGGTAGTAAACTGAAGACAGCCGTGACGGAAGACAAACCTTCACCGGCTCAAGCCAAGCGCAGGAAGTCATACTGTGCTCGGTCCGCGGGGCAGATGAAGCAGCATCCTGGGGCGGCAAAGGATCCAAATAGCCGATTGAGACAAGCACGTAAACGATGGAAGTGTTAAGCGATGGAAATGACA